GAAGAGTAATGGACTGCCGGAGGCATAACATGAGAGAAACACCTAATAAAAAACGTCACTCTGAATCTTCCGGCAGTCTTTTGCCATATAACAAAAAGCCAGGGAAATTCACCTGGGCAATATTTATTACTGACCGCGCAGGCAAAGCTAGCAAGCGCGCTGTGTTTTACTCCATCTTTGCCTTTCTGACAATTATATATCTCATTCTGTCGATGACTCCACTTATAAGTTTCAGCTATGAGATTGGCGGCTTCCTGTTTGCATTTTTAACCGAGAATGCAGTTGTCTATCATAAGAAGAATTACTCGTCAGTCAGTGAGGGGCTGAATGTACAATGACATGGTCAAGGCCGAGGCCTTTACATATTATTCCAGAGGGATTTCTTTTCGGAAAATCGCCGAGATTTTAAAGAACCATCCCGATTGTGAAACATTAACTCATTCCACTATCAAGAAATGGAGTGAGACTCCTGACTTCAAGGGACGTCTTTGGGAGGATCGAAAGCGAGATCTTGACCTTCAGATTGAAGAGGGTCAGGATTCCATGATTATAAAAACTAAAGTCGATGTAATCAAAGAAACTGAAGAAATCATGTCTGACGTGATCGAAGATATTAAGACAGGTACTCTTGAGTTTAAAACCAAAGATGCTGCCATATATGCATTTAATGCGATTGCGAAATATAACAAACAGCTTAAAGACGAGAACAAAAGAATAAACATAGAGGATCAGGTTACCTTGCTTATGGATGCAATGAACGAGGTTCCTGAAGTTGCAGAAGTTCTTTCAAAACACTGGGGCGACGTAGACAAAATTTTCCAGAAGAAAGCTTTGGGGCTTGCAAAGGATAAGAGACTTGGAAGAGAATAATGTCTTTAATCTTGCCCTAAACAGAGGATCTGATCTTTTCAAAGATTTGAACTTTTCTGAATGGGCATGTAAGCATATCAAGGTTAAGTTTGGTGGCAAATGGATCCCATTTTCTTTCGATGGTCATGATTACTTAAGACAAATATGGAATTTGCCACTTAATGTTCCAGAGATGGATTTCATGAAAGCTGCACAGATGTGTATTTCTACATATGCCTATTGCCGTGCATTTTATGCAATGGATAAAGGTTCGCTGAATATAAATTATTATTTCCCAACTGATGTTGATGTAAAGAGCTACAGGCAAAAGAGAATAAAACCCACAATTGAACATTCTTCATATTTGGACTCATTATTCTCTTCAGGTCAAACAGATAATTCAGAAGTAATGCAAATGAGAGATTCATTCCTTTTCTTACGAGGGATGTCTAACTTGAGAAAAGTGAAATCAGATGATGCCGACGGCAAGATTGTTGATGAAGTCGACGAGGCAAATCAGGAGAACCTAATATTTTCAGAGGACAGGACTTTACATGCTATTGATCCATGGTCTTTAAAATTGTCTCAGCCATCAATACCGGACTGTGGTATTGATGCCAGTTTCAAGAATAGTGATCAAATGTGGTGGTTTGTGAAATGCAAAAAATGTGGCAGAAGGCACAATCTCGTTGAAACATTCCCGAAAAACTTTCGCTATAAAGGTAAAGGTGAAAAATTTACAGCATGGTTTTGTTGCCCAAGGTGTAAGGCAAAAATCGACCCTACTGTTGGTGAATATATAGCAAAATATCCAACAAGGTCTAAGGATCATATTGGAGTTCAAGTATCACAGTTATACAGCAGTATTCAGACGCCTGATAAAATTGCAAAGAAGTATACATCTATAGATAGTGCCTTTAAGAAAAAGAATTTTTCGATATCAATACTGGGGCTTCCATATCGGGATTCTGAACTTTTCCCTTTTACTGAAGAATTGTTCAATCAATTTCAAAGTAAGTCTAATGTTGGTTTTGCCCAGCAGGCATATTCATCGTTTATGGGAATTGATGCAGGTGACATGTGTCATGTCGTTGTCCTTGGATGGACAAAGAGCGGTAAACTCAGGCAGCTTTATTGTGAGGAAGTCAATTCAGATGATGAAGACAGATTCATTGAACTTATAGAAAGATATAAATCTTTTTTTCTTATGGATGCGATGCCATATAAAACACTAGCTAAAAGATTATGCCGCAGATTCCCGGGATATGGAGCTATTCAGTATTTTAAAGGCAATAGTCTCAAGAAAGATTCTGAAGGTGAAGATGAGCATGAAGTCCCTAAGGTTACGCATGACAGAACAGAGTCAATAGATGAGATGAATTTTGCTATGCAAGAAGGTTTTTTTGAATTTCCGAATCCTAAAGTTCTGAAGGCTGGAGAGATTGAAGTTTATGAGAAATTCAAAAGTCAAGTTAAGAATCTAGAGAAAGAAGAGAGTTTTGATGCCTTGGGCATGAAGAAATATACTTATAAAAAGAAAGTGTCAAACCACTTTGGGATGGCATTGAATTCGGCATTTATGGCATTCCAGGTAGGAAAAGGTCATACTATGGCAGATGTGGATCCGTCATTTTAGGAGAGGATTGTGAGATCAAGATTTTTAAACGGAGTAAAGGGTTTCTTGAGCGGTTTCACCGGACGGGATTATTATCATTTCACTAATGATTCCTCCAGTGCAAACAGGGCAAGTGTTGACGATATGATGTCTGCATTCCTTGACGGTTATAGCGAATTGCGTCCTGATTTCCCAGTACAGGTGATCGATATTTTTAAACTCCTTGCCTTCATAAATCCCGATGTCAGCCAGGCTGTCCAGAAATTTGTTAATTTGGGGAATCAGGGACATTCCGTTGATATTAACAATGGAAGTGACAGAGTGAAAGATGCGGCCCTTGAAGAACTGAACTGGCTGAGTCGTAACGGTTTTGGGAACTCAGCAGGAGCAGATGGCTTTATCAACAGGCAATTTAGACAAATTGCAATAACAGGTGCTCTGTGTCAGGAAACAGATATAGATCTTGGTTTTACCGGAGTAAGAGAAATTTATCAGGTAAAGAGTTCAAGCATCAGATTCAGACTTGAAAACAACAGCTTTGTTCCTTTCCAAAAAATAGGTCTGAAGGATATAGATCTTAATCCCAGAACTTTTGGTTATATACCACTTATGAGTGACGAAGGATCTCCTTATGCCTTGCCTCCATTCTCTGCAGCACTTCGCTTTTTGCTGAGACAGGAAAAGCAGTGGAACGAGATAGATGGATTTACTGAGATATGGGGAATGCTTAATTATCTTCACATGAAGGTGAAGTCCAGGAAAGGCTTTAACGAAATGGATGAGGAATTCAGGAAACGCCAAAGCAGAGATTTTGACAGATACAGGGATATGTACCTGAAGAAACGCAAGAATGGAATTGCTGTTACCGGGGACAATGTTGAGATGAAGAATGTCGGTGTGAGTAAGACGGCAGCAGGCATTGATACAGTAGTTCAGAACACAGAGCAGATGATCGCATCAGGTATGGATATTGATCCGGCAATGCTTGGAAGGAGTTATTCGACCACAGAGACTTACGCAACTGTCTGTTATGAAACTCTATGCGGCAAACTTGAGAACATACAGAGACTTATAAAGCGGGGAAATGAGCAGAGTTACAATCTGCACTTGATGCTTAGAAAGATCCCGGCGTTCTGTTCTATCTCTTTTAACAAACCTCCATCTCTTAAAACAAAAGAGGATATGGAAGCCAAAGAGATAAACCAGCGGATGATCCTTGAAAGAATGAATAAAGGAATTATCAGTGAAGATGATGCTGCCCGGGAGCTGGGGTATAAAAAGGCCTACCGGAAGAACACCGGAGGAAGTGATACAATTACCCTGGATTATGACCGGGCATTAAATAAATATGTTTTTAACAGGCCTGTAGTTAGCCTGTCGAAAAAAAAAAGCGGTAAGAGCATAAGGTCTTTTGAGGAAGACTATGTTGAACAGTTCTTTGAAATTTTTGATTTAAAATGCTCAGAGGTAATCTCAGAGATTGAGGAATGTGTCAGGGAAGCAGATCCGGTAAGTGCGATTATGAAAGTCACACGGGAAAAACTTCAGGCCGAGTTAAAAGCCGAGTCAAAGGATCTGGCTGAGAATATTAACAGTTCCGTATATTATCAGGAACTAAACAGCAAGATTAGTGCAGACTCTCACTCTCTTGCTTCATTTGCCTCAGGCATGGATTTCGAGGGAGACAATGGAGAATGGAAAGTCACTGATCAGGCAGCCATAGACTGGTTCATAAAGAACGATCAGTTCTTCTTTGCCAATCAGTACAAGCATTACATGAACGATCTGAAGGAAGTCGTAAAGAATGAACTCAAGGGTGTCGAGAGAGCCTATGACAAAAAGGTTGTTAACAGGCTTAGAGAAAAAATGGGTGAAGCTTTTGACCATCCGAAGATTCGGGATTATTATGACCTTGTAATTAGAAATGCAGTAAATCGAAGTCGGAATTATGCGAGGGTTTACAAATATCAGAGAGCCGGGATTGCCGAGATGGAAGTAGTGGCTATTATTGACAAGAAGACTTCTCGAATCTGTAGAGAAATGAACGGCAGAAGGATAAAGACTGAAACGGCTGTTGAATATGTGAACAAGACAATTCAGACTCCTTTGAATGAACTGACTGAAAAGTTTGCATGGCCATCAAATGACCAGGCAATGAGTTTTAAGGGGATGAGTTCAGATGAGATTATGGGCAAGCTCAAATGCAAGCTCCCTCCCTATCACGGGAGATGCAGGACAACAACGGTGATCAGTGTAAGCACGAATATAAAGAACAGTTCAGGTACTGTTTTAAACAAGGTTCAAAAGCCGAAACTGCGGAACCTGGGCGGAGCGGGAATCTTTCTCAAAGGACAGAACGAAGAGAGGCTGAAAGAATACAGAAACCTTACCCCTGATGAGATGGCTTCAAAGATAAACTCTCACAGGAGTGCCCAGTGGCATGAAAAGAACCTGGATAAGCATTTTGAAAAGCATGTAAATGATTTTGATAAGTACGGGAATGATATTACATTAAATACAGTCAGTGAGTATGATCAATTTTCACGAAAGCTGCTTGCTGATTTTAACAGATGTTTTATATACAGGGACAAAATGAGCAACCGGGTCATGTTTTACAACAAGAGTTTCAACTGTGTTGTGATAGTTGATTCAGGGACAAACAGGATAGTCTCATGCTATCCGCTGGCACCGGGAATGAAAGAAGTATATTCTAATAAATACATGGAAATAGTACATGAAAAAGAATCATATAATTGACGAAATTGAGGAACTGGCTGCAGGCGGAAGTGATGTCAGTATATTTTTAAATATTATTCCGGACATGGATGAGTTGAATGATGAGGAGATTGATATTGTTCTTATCAAGAACATGAAGGCATTGAAGGAGAGACTTTGCTGCGGTACACTGGATCAGTCATGGCGGGCGCAGTCCTTTGACATCGCATCGGGAGAATATCCTCTTGAGAAACTACCGGAACATGTTCGGGATATTGCGAAAAAGCTATTTTACAAGTCTTGATGTAATGGGCGGTTCATGGGGTAAAAAGCCCTTTTCGATAAATTATACTATGTTGAGGATTTAAACGTTTTTAAACGCTATTTATAAAGCCTGAAGACCCATTGTGACATAATCTGTGATGTTATGTCGCTTCAAAAACCACCACCACACTGATTTCATAGAAATTTTAAGCTATGGACTTGGTATATGAACGAAAAACTACAAAAACGATTTGAGGAACTAAAAGCCATAGGTCTGTCAGTAGACCTGAAGAGTTCTACCTGTTCCTTCAAAATGCAATCTCACATCGGCGCAATCCAATATGAGAAGTCTGTGAAAGAATTGAAGCTGGACGAGGATGACGAATACCTCTATGCCCCTTTCAGGGCTCTATCTATGTTTGAACTTGTTGCCGGTATTTTTGATTATACCAAAAAGGGAGTCCTTGAGAAAAGCTACAGGCTTTTAAAAGGCCAGACCGTCTATCCAGATCATGACTGTCAGATTGACAACTGGCTTGGTCTTGTATGTAAAAGCTGGTGGGACAAGGATGCTTCAGAAATCCCTCCGGGAGTGAACTGTACTCTCCAAATTGATAAGAAATGGAATGAAAAGGTCATCGATGGAATCAAGACCGGTGCACTTCACAGTGTATCTGTTACTATCTTCCACCGCTTTGAGAAATCCCATCCTGAACTTGGTGATGACTTTTGGTTTCATCTTGGAGAGAAGATTAACGGGAAAGTGGTCAGACTTATTGTAACTGAAATATTATCTTACGGCGAGATCAGTCTTGTATGGCAAGGGGCCGACGTTTTCGCCAAGAGATTATTTGATATTGAACCTTCTGAAAATGACACGGGGTCAGATGAGGGTGGAGAAAATTTAAAAGTGAGGAAGGATATGAAATTAAGCAGAACCATGGCCGTCATGCTCGGCCTTGACCTTTCGAAGTACAGCTTCGGCACATTGACTGAAGTGGAGCTGGACGAGGCTGGGAAAGTAATGTTCCAGCAGGATATTGCAAACAGATTCAAGGCTCTGGCAGATGAGAACACAGAGCTGAAAAACAGTTTTGCCAAACTGGTAAATCTCAAAGACGGAGAAACCAACGAGGAAGCTGTTCAAAGACTGATCTGCAATGCCGAGTCAGGTGAGAAGTTCAGAACAGAACTTCAGGATGACTGTATGAAATTTGCAAAGCTTGCAGAGGATCTGAAGGATGACGAAGAACTTCCGGCGATAACCCGGAAGACAATCCAGTCTGCTTCTATTGATGAACTTTCACAGTTCAAAAAAGAATTCCAGGCAAAGGCGGAACTGAAGTTCCCTGCAGTATGCAGCTCATGTGGAGCAGAACTTTCCAGAAGTTCAGCCTCAAGAACAGGCGAAAGTCAGGATGGAGATTCTGATCTTGATGTATCAGAATACAAGATGTAAAGGGAGGATATTATGCTGTCAATAAATGATGTAAGTTTTGAAGGAATTAAGGATGATCCGTCATGCCTTGTCTCCGGTTTAACCAGAGGTACAGATGAGGGAAAACCTGTAAAGATATCGGATAAGAAAACGGTTGTTCTCTGCAGTGCTGAAGATCCATTCAGGGGTATTGTTGAGACGATAGATTATGATAACCAGGTATGCGGTGTTAAGGAATACGGCTATGTGACTTTGCCTTACTCTGGAGATGCTCCATCTGTTGGAGAATCGGTTGAACTTGTGGCAAACGGCAGCGGCGGAGTAAAAGTTCCTGCGACTGCAGATACAGGTAAAAAATACCCGGTTGTAGATGTGGATACTGCAAACACAACTGTAACATTCAAGCTGCTTGGTTAGGGAGGAAAAATGAAGATTGAAAGAGTTAATTTAAGCAAAGCGATGTATGAAGAGGCAAAAGAAAAGGGAACCTCCTTTACTGATGTTCTTGAAAGACAGGCAAGGAAAGAAAACAAATTCAGCGCAGATGCAGAGGCTGCAGGACTGGATATTATTGGCCAGCAATTGGCAGCAAGGGATCTGAGGATATCAGGTGCACAGGCTTCATTTGTTGAGGATTTTTACAGAACAACAGACAGCTCTGTTCTTTTCCCTGCGGTTATAGCCAAGGCGGTTAGAGCTGGTCTTGATGACAAATCAGAACTCAGGGCAACTACCAAAGAACTTGTGGGAACCAGAACCGGGATAGATAGCGGTGTATATCAATCAGCAGAGGTTGATGTTGAGAACTCGACTGCCACTTCAAAGAGAGTGGCTGAAGGGAAAGAGTTCCCAAAGGTGAAAATTCAGTTTAAGGATAAATCTCTTAAACTTCACAAGAATGGTTATGAGCTTGAGATGACCTATGAAGTAGCAAGAAGAATGAAGATAAATCTCTTCAATACTGTGATGAAGCAGTTGGGCAGAAATATCAACAGGGATAAGGTAAGACTTATTGTCCAAACCCTGATAAACGGAGACGGCAATGATAACCCCATTACCGGAATTTCAAGTGTAAATGCAGATCTTGCATATTCTGATGTTGTTGATCTGAAATATGCAGCCAAGGACTTTGATCCGAGCATTATGTTGGCAAATGAGACTCTTGCCAAAGCTTATGAGTGCCTTGATGAATACACATCAAAGACCGGGCCGACAATGCCTGCACCTCCAAAGGTTTGTGATGTTGTTCCAGACAAAAAGATGCTGGTAGTTGATAACAAGATCTCAATTGAAGAGGTCTATGAAAAAGGCGGATCTCTTGTTGAACATGACAAGATAATTGATAAGCAGTTTGAAAAGGCTGTTGTCTCTGAAGTTGTGGGTTATGCCATACTATACAGAGACGCTTCACGCATGCTTACTCTCTCATAAAACCCATACCTCCACAGCCACCACAGCTTTAAAGGAGGACTTATGGAAACTGTCAAGGTAAAGATCAAGCCGGAACTTGCCAAGAAAGGCCTGGGCTTTTTTGATTTTGAACAGAATGCAGATATATTCCCCAATGAAAACGGGAAATCAAAACCGGATAAGGTATTCAACCTGAAGAAAACAAGATTCATCCAGGCAAAGATTGATTCGGGTGAACTGGTTCAGGTGGGCAAACCATCAGCAGCAACATCAGAAAACAAAAACCAGATTCAGCAGGTAGAAATTGGTGTAATTATCAATGGAACTGAACTGAAGAAAGTAACAATAGATGAGAAGATTCTTACTGCTGAAAATCAGGGCAAGGTAATTGCCGCACTTTTCAAGGATGCTGAAGTTAAAGAAGCAGCCACATCTGCAGGTAAGAAGATGAAAGAGTTCACTGTTGATACAGAAAACATGACTGTGGCTATGGTGAGAGAATAATGCTGAACAGTCTCGATGACATAAAGAGGTTATTCTCTCCTGAAATGCTTAATGTCTCTGATGATAGCGAGGAAGGTGTAGATTCAGATTACGTCATTCTGCTTAATTCATGGGACAAGAAAGTCAGATTAAGGCTCATTTCTCTTGTGGGACACGAGGCCTATGATGACGCAGGAT